CAATAGAAGTGCCAAAAATCAATGATGATGAAATTGTTGAGGCATTGTACGAAAACTGGGATAAGTCGGCTAAAAGAGGCTGGGAGTTGCTAAATACGATGGCTTTTGATGTACTATGGAAACGAAAAGAACTAAATAAGGAGAATCTAAGCCAAGAGAAAGCTGACCAAATAAAGAAAAAGATAATAGCTCATTACAAGGTAACGGCTAAAACACCTAAAGACTTGGAGAAATTAAATAACGAAATATTTATCAAAAATGAGTGCAAGAGATATACTTTGTACTTATTTTTACAAAACCAATTATAGCCACCTCAAGAATTAAATATTTTTAACCAAGATAGTAATTAGGGAACTTGGGGTGGTTTTTTAAACTTATGAAACAATTAACATTTATTTACGAATTGCTAAAGTTTACGATTATCAGTGTTCCTTTAGCTTGTTGCATTTATTTAACGGCACATTTATACTTTGAAATAAAACGATTATTGAGATGACAGGAATAGACAATAACATTGAGGTTAAATTAATTTATTTAGATACAAAAGAAGAAATATGGTTTAGGTCAATAGCAAAGGCAATAAGGTTTTTAGGTACTGACTATAAAACCATAATGACCTATATGAACCCAATAAACAAAAAACGCTACAAGCATAACGATAGATTATGTGTTGTGCGACTAAAAAAATAACTATGTTTTTAAGATACCAACAACTAATTGTAAATAAGCCACTATCAAGTATAGAAATTAAAGTCTATTATTTAACTAATTATATAGGATATTCAAGATATAGCAATCCATATCCAATAACTATTATGATTTGTAAAGAAATAGATAGTGATACAATTTACCATATTGAAGCATCAGATATAGTTGGTATTATTGATGGAGTTATATAATTTTGCTTTATGCCATTGATATCTTTACCCAAGTTGTTAGAAAAAACCCAAAAGGTAGTTAATGCTTACATAAGGAAAAGAGATGAAGGATTGCCTTGTATTAGTTGCGGAAGCTACAATGGTAATCAAGCTGGTCATTATTTTGCGGTTAAAGGATTTAGTGCTTTAAGGTTTAACGAATGGAATATCCATTTACAATGTGCTGGGTGCAATATGTTTAAGCACGGAAACCAAGCAATGTACCGAATAGGACTTGTAGAACGAATAGGAGAAAAAGCGGTCAAAGAGTTAGAGTTTGAAGCGGTTAACAATAGGCTAAAGAAATGGACAAGAACAGAATTAAACGAATTAATTGATAGATACAAGTAACATATTTGAAACGTGCAAAGAGCAAGAAATAGCTGGTTATCCTTGCTATGTTTTTGAAATTGATGGAACTACGCACTATGTATTTGGCGAAACTCAAGAACAAAGATTTGATTTTATGGCAGATTTAATAAATAAATATGGCGAAAGTAAGCAGCAATAACAAAGTCAGCTTTGGCAAAAGAAAGTGTGGCAAGTACAAAAAGACATCTGGTCCAAAGGACAAGGCAGTTAAACCATATAACAAACAGGGCAGATAATATTTAAACACCCAACCTACGCTAATAGGATAAGACAAAAAGGACTTTGCCCTTCTTATGAGTAAAATCTTGGGTGCTTTTTAAAACTAAACTATGAAAGACACATACGGAAAGAAGCTATATACTTGTAAATGCGGTTCAGTTACCGAAGGCTATCTTTGGTTTGGTAAAATAAAAGAAACCCAATTTGAATGCACTAAGTGTGGCAAATGGGTAGGATATGAGAATTTAGAAAAGAAAGCAGATAGTATTATTTCAATACGAACTCCAACAAAAAACAGATAAATGAAAACAGCAATTCAACAACTTGTTGATATTATGAATGAAGACCAAGTATCATTTACTGAATGGTTTCAAGATAATTATCAAATGTATATTGAAAAAGAAAAAGAGCAGATTATAGATGCAAGAAATAGTAAAGAAATAGAAGCAATACAATCTTGGAATTTTGCTACTGATATTATGTCAAAAGGATTTAGTAATATTCCTAATAACAACGGAAGGACTGCTGAAGAATATTATAACCAAACATATAACCAATAATGAACATCAACGAAATTAAACCTAATCCCAACAATCCAAGAATTATCAAGGATGACAAGTTTAAGAAGCTGGTAAAGTCAATTCAAGACTTCCCACAAATGCTTGAACTTAGACCTATTGTTATAGATGAGAACAATATAGTTTTAGGTGGCAATATGAGGCTAAAGGCTTGTATTGAAGCTGGACTTAAAGACGTACCTGTAAAACAAGCTAAAGAACTAACTGAAGAACAAAAGAAGGAATTTATAGTAAAGGACAATGTAGGATACGGAGAGTGGGATTGGGATGACTTAGCTAATAATTGGGATGTGGAACAATTAACCGATTGGGGTTTGGATATACCAGACTTTGCAATAACAAACGCAGAAGCTGCTGAAGATGACTTTGATGTACCTGTAGGTGGAAGCGAAACCGATATTGTTTTAGGCGATATCTTTGAAATAGGGCAACATAAACTTTTATGCGGCTCATCTACAGAAACGGACAATTGGGGTAAAATATTCGGCTCGGAGTACGCAGATATGGTAGTTACTGACCCTCCTTACAACGTAGCTTACACAGGAAAGACCAAAGATGCCCTAACTATTCAAAATGATAGCATGAAGGATGGCGACTTTTACCAATTCTTGTACGATTTTTATACGGCTCTTGGTTCATATACAAAAGCAGGAGGTTCTTGGTATGTTTGGCACGCTGATAGCGAAGGTGCAAACTTTAGAAGAGCAATGGCTGATTCTGGCATAATGGTAAAGCAATGCTTGATATGGGTAAAGCAATCTATGGTTATGGGTAGACAAGACTACCAATGGAGACACGAACCTTGTTTATACGGATGGAAGGAAGGTGCATCTCATAGTTGGTATTCAGATAGAAAACAAACAACAATATTAGAATTTAACAGACCAAACAGAAACGCAGAGCATCCTACAATGAAGCCTGTAGAACTAATCGCTTATCAAATAACAAACAGTTCTAAAACAGGAGACTTGGTAGCTGATGGATTCTTGGGTAGTGGAACAACAATGGTAGCAGCGCATCAATTAGGTCGCAAATGTTACGGAACAGAACTTGACCCAAAGTACTGCCAAGTAATTATAGATAGGATGCAAAAACTTGACCCAACATTGGTTATCAAGAAGAATGGGGTAATTTTGTAATACAGGTAAAAAACAGGTAACTTATGGCATTTCCAAATACAGACACACAATTTACTAAAGGGGTAAGCGGAAACCCTAATGGCAGACCTAAAGGTGTTCCTAATAGCAAGACAAGGCTTTTACGTTTATTGGAGTTGGTTACTAAGGTACGAAACCCAGTTACAGGAGAAGAAGAAGAATTTAGCATAGCGGAGCAATTAGATATGCAGATTATAGCAAAGGCGAGAAAGGGTGATTTAAAAGCCTATGAAATACTATTAGACCGATTAGAGGGCAGACCTAAACAAACAACCGACATCACCGCAGACATAAAGGGTAATGTGCAAATCACAATAGAACCAGATGCAGATTGTCAACCAATTAAAGATTAAGGCTACACCTGTATTCTATGCAAATAAAAAAGCATATGAAGAAGGTTATCCTGTAATATGTAACGAGGGTGGGTCAAGGTCAAGCAAAAGCTATTCGGTTGTTCAATTGTTAATACACATTGCAATAAGCAAACCTAATACAAGGGTTTCAATGGTATCGCATTCGCTACCTCATATTAAGCGTGGAGTATATAGGGATTTTAAAAGCATATTAGAGCAATGGAATATTTGGGATGAAAGTAGTTTCCGTTATACTGATTTCATTTATACGTTTAAGAACGGCTCTTATATTGAGTTATTCGGTCTTGAAGACCCTGACAAAGCAAAAGGACCAGCAAGGGATATATTATTCGTAAACGAGGCAAACTTGATTAGTAAGGCTTTGTTTGACCAGCTTTTGATTCGTACAACTGGACAAGCATTCTTAGACTGGAATCCAGCCGACTTTATTTCTTGGGTATATGAGGTAGCCGATAACCCAAAGAACAAGCGCATCCATTCTACATACTTAAACAACATAACTAACTTAAGCGAAAGCCAAATAAAAAACATTGAGCAATACAAAGACTTGCCAGATGACTTTATGTGGAAAGTGTACGGCTTAGGAGAAAGAGGAGCAGCAAAAGAAATTATTTACACTCAATGGAAACAATACGATGAAGCACCAGATGGCGATGTGTTCTATGGGTTGGACTTTGGTTATGTCCACCCAGCTGCATTAGTTAAGGTTACGCATCACGAAGGACAAAACTACTTTGAGGAAATAGTTTACCAAAGTGGACTTACTCTTAGCGACCTATCAAGATTGATTAAGGAGAAGCTACCAGAACGTGCCACAATCTATGCCGATGCAGCAGAGCCTAAATCTATTGAGGAATTATACCGACAAGGCTTTAACATTAAACCAGCCGTTAAAGATGTATGGGCAGGAATAGTAAAAATGAAGTCTTATCCAATAAACTTACACTACAATAGCAAAAACCTAAGAAGGGAGTTTATGTCTTACAAATGGAAAAAGGATAAAAACGATAACGTAATTGAAGAACCTGTAAAGGCAAACGATGACTTAATGGATGCTTGTCGATATGCCGTGTTTACACATTTAACCAAGCCTAAATTTGAGGTGTCGGTATTTTAGGATAAATTGTCTAACTTTGTTAAAATTCATATATAATGGGATTACTTGACTTTTTTACTAAAAGACAAAAACTATCAACTGTTTTACCACAGATACCTTTTAACGGACAAGTAGCAATACAACAAGGGATAATCACTTGGCAAGGTGGCGATAATATTAGTTTTGTTCGTGATGGTTATATGGCAAACGATATTGTTTATTCTATCGTAAAGTTAATTACAGATAAAGCAAAACTTGCTCCATTCCACGTTTACAAAGTTGTTGATGAAGTATCTGCTAAAAAATACAAGGCTTTAATGAGCCAACCAGATAAGATTGATAATTGGAAAGATGTACAAAAACTGCATAAAAAAGCGTTTGAACTTTATACAGGCGATGCACGATTAAACGAGTTATTAAAATATCCAAATCAAGAAGATACATTTGGCGATTTTGTAGAATCGTGGTGTGCTTTTAAGTTAATCACAGGTAACTCTTTTGTTTACGCAAAGATGATTGAAGGTGGTAGTAATGAAGGAAAACCTTTTGAGATGTATGTTTTGCCTTCACAGTATATGTACATATTAGCGGACATTCAAAACTTTCCTCCAACTATTGCAGGATATCAATTGAATTATGGTCCACTATGGAACTTTGATAAAAAAGAAATATTACAAGATAAATACATAAACTTACAATGGAATACTACTGGGAATCAATTGTATGGTCAATCACCATTGATGGCTGCTGCGAAAAACTTGACTCGTTCCAACGAAGCGAAGACTGCAGCGGTTGCTTCTTTCCAGAATGGTGGTCCAGCTGGAGTACTATTTATGAATGATGAACGCTTTGACCCTATTAGTGGAACACAACAAGCACAAGCACTTAAAAAGGCAGTAAGTGAAAAAGGTGGCTCTGCTAACTTTAATTCAATTGCGGTTAGTGGTTACAAAGTAGATTGGAAACAAATCGGATTAAGTCCTGTTGAATTAGATATCATTGAAAGTGAGAAGTGGGATATGAAAGCACTTTGTAATATTTACGGAGTACCTGCACAACTTTTAAACGATAGCGATAACAAAACTTATAATAACCAAAGAGAAGGAGAGAAGGCATTGACTTTACGTTGTGCTATTCCTTTGCTTACAGGTATTAGAGATAACTTAAATCGTAAACTACATTCTGATTGGGGTTATCGTGGTACAAACATTTATGTTGACTACGACCCATCTGTTTATGGAGAATTAGAAGCAAACAAATCGGAGCAAGTAGAATGGTTAGATAAAGCGTGGTGGATTGCACCAAAGCAAAAGATGGATATAATGGGATTAGAGATTCCTGATTACGTTGACCAAGCTGAAATGGAAAAATTATATATTCCATCAAGTTTACAAAGTCCAGATGAGTTCCAACCATTAACACTACCTGAATAATGATTTGGCAAGATTATAGGAAACTATACTTAAACGCAATAAAAACCTACTCACCTAAGTTCAAGAAAGAACTACAAAGGCAAGTGGATACATATTGCGATACCCAAGATTTAAACGCTATTAGCGATAAGAAGATAAAAAAGACCATCCAAAACGTTCATATTGCAATGGGCGTTAAGATGGCACAAATTTCCGAGAAGAACGTATCTAAGTCGGTTAAAGGTTATTTCGGACCAGAGGAGTTTAAAAGTAAGCAAACTGATTTGTTTACTTATGTGATGCTAACTTATCTTGAATTAAAAGGCTTAGACAATATTGCAGCAGAGATAACTCAAACAACTAAAAACCAAATTCAACAATACTTAATGAAGTCAGTTGAAGAAGGTTTAACGATGCAAGAAACAATTAAGCTATTAAGAACGGCTGGGATAACGGATTACAGAGCAGAGATGATAGCAAGAACGGAAACAGGCAGAGCAGCGAACATAGGCTCAATGGTTGGCACGGCATCCACAGGACTTGTAACAATGAAAGAGTGGATAGCTGCAAGAGATAACAGAACAAGACGAGTGCCACGAGATATGTTTGACCATTACCATATGGATGGAATAAAAATAGCATACGATGAAAAATTTAATGTTAAGACTAAGAATGGCGGTTTTGAGCAAATGTTACATCCTTGCGACCCAAGTGGAAGTGCTGGGGATGTTATCAATTGCCGTTGTACGTTAGGCTATGAAGCCGTGCGAGGCGAAGATGGAAAGCCAAAAAGGTTACAAGATAACCCACCGA